TATTTTGAATAGTTCCCATATTCTCACTGATAACAGGACTGCGATCTACATAATTCTTAAAAAATCTTAACTTGGACATTTCCTCACTAAGACCAATAATGTGTTGTCCGATACCATCATATGGTGATCCGCCTTCAGCAACGTGACGAGCCAATGCTCTTGCACCATTTAAATGTTTAACAGGGTAAGCAAAACGTTCGCCTAGACTATTCTCAATAAAAATTCTTTCAATATGCTGTGTCCTACCGTTAGGCGCATTATAGTTTACGGGTTGGGTGTGTCTAACAATTATCTTAGCCTCACCTATGTCTTGGAAGCTAGTTTTGCTAGTTCCAAACAATCTTGATTCAGTCATTTTTGCTTCTCCGATAGGATCTCTTTTATCTAAATTACTCTGTGAAGGATTCTGCAAATCAAAATCCATGCCGTGGCTTTGTGCAAATTTGCTTAATTCTTCTAAAAAACTTACCCAGCTTTTGTCGTCCGGATTTTTATTCCAAAGCACACTTAATGCAGGCTTTTCACCTTCATCATTTAGGCTTAAACTCACATTGGTCAGTTTTTCGCCCCCTCTTCGATCTGTAAAGTCAAAGCTAATTTTACGGACGTCTGAGTCAGTGAGTTTTTTTCCGTCAATGGGTTTGGAATCTGCGGTTTCTTTGCGCATGTCTGGAAAACGGGTACCAAGTTGTTGTACCAAATCTTTAGATATTCTTTGAAAATTTGCGGTCATAGTTATATTTAGCCTAGGGTGCTACTTATGAAAATAGGCAACGGGGCTTCAAACTCCTCGTCTGAGCTGTTGCCACTTAGGGTTTCGAAGACTCTTGGGTCCCAATCTGCTATAAGTCCACTCATACGAACCAGTAGTAACAATGAACTTACTAGGTCGTCGTGATCTCCGTTTTTAGCTTTAAAACTAAATCCTGTGGCTATAAATGTCTTAAGTTCGGAAATCAATGTTTTACTATAAATCTCCATTTTACTAGTTTCTATTAAGTATTTTAATCTAGCACAAGCAGCAATCTTGCTCCCATGCGTAGTGTTAAACCCTTTTCGAAATTTACGCACATGCCCTTTGCGCATTGGTTCGCTAATCATAAGTCCAGGGAAATTTTCTTCCCCTAAGTTTTTAATAACTACCAGCGCACTCTCGCCCACTGTGTTATTTTCCACACTCCAGTAAATATTGTTCATACTTTCTGGCATTTGCTCTTGAAGGTATTTTAATATTTCTTTTAATATTTTTATCTGCCCCTCTATGGGAGTAGTATTATGATGCCATTCTGCTACTTGTTTAAAGCTGGGCAACTCAAATACCTCTATAGCTGCAAAATCGCCACCGGTTCCTAGGCAGGGATCTAGAGCTATTAAGTATATGTTATCTGAATCGATCTTTTTATACCAACGTGTTTGACCCATTTTAAAGATTGGATCAGTACCAGTCATGTCAGAAAGTTTAATACTGTTAATTAATGTTTCGTCATAGATTAAGAATTCACAGTTATATTCTCGACGAAAACGCTCTTCACCAATGCGACCTTGTTCATCTTTGGCCCAATCTTCGTCTCTATCTGGGTGCTCACTCCAGTGGCATGTAAAACTACTAAATCCGTTTAATCCCAGCTCTTGTTCGTTACCATATTCATCAAATTTATTATTTGCATCTTTCCAAATTTGTGCAAAGGTATCTTCGTCGCTATTTGGTGTACTAGTGATAATTGCTTTACCACCAGTTGCTAGTGTTGGAGATATTGACGTCCAAAATTCTTCTGCAATATTAGGCTGCACAAATGCAAACTCATCACAGTATAATAAAGATATTGACATACCGCGACCAGTAGTTCCTGTTGTTGTCTGTGAAACTATACGACTACCATTATCAAATTCTATGCTGCCTTTGTTATAACTAATAACACCGCAACGAATATGGTCCGCACAGAGTTCATATGCATAACGTATACGTTGCATGATTTCTTGTGAGCCTGTGTACTTGTGCGCGGCAATTAGAATTGTTTGATCCGGATGAAACATGGCATACCACAATAAATAGCCGGCAGCACAGGTAGTTTTCCCCATCTGACGTGGTAACATGTTAACAGTAAATCTATGTCCATGATAAGCATCTAAAAGCCTAGTTTGAAATTCAAAAGGCTCAAATAACAGCTTGCCTTTTACAGGGTGCTGTATATGAAAAAAGTTTTTACAGAAATAATGATACCCAATGTCGGGATCAGCACATTGTAATAAGTCCTGAACTTGTTGTTCACTAAACTTATCTCGTCTATGTGCTTTTTTGGTTAAAACGCCATCAAGTGATTTACTCATATGTTTATTTACAATAAAAAAGCGGTGACTAGCACCGCTTTTGAGTTGACATAGTGTCTATTTTTATCTGTTTTTAACTTCTTGATACAGATTTTTTAATTGTGATTTAAGTACAGATTCATCGACTTCTCTAGCATTCCAAGGATTTCCACCGCCGTTTACTTTTTCGGCTTCGTCGCCTTTGCTAGCCAAATCATCGCCTGTTGGAATAACATCAGATACCGGCATCACTGCTTCTTCTGGTTCGTTAGCGAATTTTTCATCTAAGTCAATTTCTTTTGGGCTGCCCATTCCAATGATCATACCCTTTGGACCTTCCTGTGCATCGTCACCGCCCTCCATATTGCCTTTTAAAATATTAAGCAAGTCTCTGATGCTGTTCGTGCCACGTGCATTCATGTTAACACTGAGTGTTACTGGATCATTTTGTGGTGGACTCATTGGTCCTGGACCCATACCCATACCGCATTCATCGACCTGTGCTTCATTTAGCCCAGAAAGTTTTTTAAATGCATTTAGATCCATATCGCTTTTCACTAATGTTGCGACTTTTTCTTCTTTTAATTGCTGTATAGGTTTGTCAAAATCAGCAATTTTTCCAACCAATTCTTGAAAGTTCATTTTTATCGTCCTTTATATGGATCAACAAAATTGCCTGATTTTTTAGAACCGATTGGGCTTGTTGTTCCAATGTTAACATCTACTGTGAGTTTTTCTTTCGGGGAACTTTTAGATAAAAGTTGGTCGTTTACACCTTTATACTGTTCGCCGTCATGCTTGAATTGACTTAATTCTTTTAAGAAATCAATGTTGCGCTTGTCACCTACTAATTTTTGATTATCTGATGCCTCATATGGTTGATTCAACAATGCTTCTGTTGAACTCTTACCTACTCGGCCTAATGCTAGAGAATTGAGTTCGATTTCAGCTTCCTCTCCGGGATTTCGTACACGAATACAACTAGCACTCATGCTTAACTTTTCTGATAGATATTGTGTTAATACATGACTAGTGACGGGGTAGCGGCAGTTTACATCAAAAATTGTAACGTGGGTGTTTTTCATCTCTGGGAAATCTAACGGAGCCTCTTGTATGGGTGTTCTTTTTCCCTTACCAACCCCGTCGCAGTCATATTTCTTAAGAGCAACATTCATTTTTTCAATCGTGTCTTCTTTAAGATCGCCTGCGATTTTGATCTTGAAATTGTAAGTTTTTACGCTTTCACTGATATATTGTTTTAGTAAGCTCATATTCATTTCCAATAATATTATATTTATTTAATATTCTTGAGTTTTTCTAATAGGCTATTCCTATCAGAAACTATGTATCCGTTTCCGGGGATATTGATACCGTTATCGTTATCTCCAGCATCTTGATCTAATTTCTGTTTTTTGAGCTGTAGTTCGATCATTTTCAATTTTTTATCAATTTTTGCGGCTTTTGCATCTATAGCATTTTTTAGCATACTTCCTGCAACTTCAAAAATCCTACCGCTGTATCTAGAATCTACGTTCATGCCCAGATCCATTAGATCATCATAAGCGTCTGTGGCACGTTGAGCTAGTGAATCAAATTCACTATCGCTAATATCACCAAGGCCCTTGACCTGAGGCAACGCCGCAGAGATTTTGTCAAATTCTTCCATACTACGCAAAAATTCTTGAGGTTTTGCAGATTTCTTTTCTTCCTCTTTGACCAATTTTTTGCTTTCTGGTAAATTTAAAATTTCTTCTAATTTTTTAGTCATAACAATACTTATCTAATTCCGCCTTGATGAAATATATCTGTTTCATTTAAAACTCTAAATTTAAGGCCCTGTTTTTTGCACCAAGCATTTGCTGCGGTCCACTTGGCTTGATTTACCACATACTGCATCTGGCGCTCTTTACTTCGACCTACGTTTTCTAAAACTTGTTGATTTTTGGGTTTTATTTCGATTACTTCAGAATACATCTTGCCTTTTTTATCTACATACTGTATAAAAAAGTCAGGGACATAAATTGTCTGTTTACCAGTTAACGGATTTCTATAAGGTACACTAATAGCTTCACTGGCCCATTTATGTACACTTGGGTGATTATCGCAGAAATTCATAAATGCCCATTCCCAACTACTACGGTATGTAGGCTGTTTATTGCCTACATATTTTTCTGGGTTTTTGGGTGTGAATTTACCGCGAGCAAATCTACTCATACTAAAATATTTCTATTTTCAAAAGTATCTTCTAGTGTTGCTACTTTATAACCCAGTGTGCTGGTTTGAATTCGATATGCATTAAGTACTTCAGCAACCACTCTGCTTAATTGAACATCGGTGAGGCCTTTAAGTTGGTCAATTAATTGAAATACATTTACACTATCAAGTCTTGCTTGATTTAGCAGCACAATCGATGTGCTTCGTGCAGCTTCCTCACCGAAACCTCTTTTTAAAAAGAATCCCATTACTGAATCAATTTGATTGGTGGGGAAAGTTATTTGATGCCTAAAAAACTTATCAAAAAATTGTCTTACTTCCTCACCGCTTGATATTCTAACATCGTTTGAATCTACTCTTTCTCTATCAGGTAAATTATTCATTTAAAACTCCAATGGTCTCGCCTGTACTGTTGTGTTATTATTTGCTGTTGGAAACACTGTATTTTTAATGCCGCTAATCCCGGCAGCAGCGACGGCAATCGCACCTGCGGTGACAATTCTTCTGCCTTCTTGTTGCAATCCAGCGTTTGTTAATCTTTTAGAATTTTGGTATGTATTAACTGCGGTTATTGCTGTTGAAATAAAATTACCAGGACTATCAAAAGCCCTTCCGCTGGCGATTGCATCAAAAATATCTGCTGCACCATCAATTACTCCGCCAGGACCAAATAAAGTTGCAGTACCACCGCCTTGTGGGCTTAGGGGACTTGGTGCCTTATCGTAATGATCTACAGCAAACCCTTTTACACGACCACTTCTAATACTACCAATGTCATAGTTCACTGCCTCATATGCTATGGTCATA